CAAGAGATCTTATGCCATCAGCAGACTACACCAAGCAAAAATCATTCGCATTTGCAGGACCCGATGAGTTTAAATATGACACAAGCATTGACACTTTTACTGCTTACAAACGTTATATATCGTCCAAACCTTGGGTTGCATTTAATTATCTACGTGACCCATCCAGACAACCAAATTGGCTATGAAAGAATTTGACTATGATCTCGATTACAAAAAACTTGATTTTACAAATGAGGAGACTCGTAAACTTTATCGTATTGGAAGGGGAGAACAAGGAGTTCTATTGGTTCGCCCTTATACTAACACTATTTGTAATCATTGGAGATTCAAAACTCCTAGAGAGGCAATAATATCTTCTAATAAAATATTTGCAATGTATCTAGATTATCGTGATGAAGGAGACTTCATTGGTATGGATATGTGTCGTAAATTTCTAGAGATGGGATTTACTCGTGCCAGAAGATACGCTAACCATAACTCTGGACGAAAATACAAAAAAGGAACTAAAGAAGTATTACCTCAAGAAGAAGATAACCTATCAAGTAAATATGCTGAGTCTGCAAGAGTATTCAAAAAAGTTCGTGACATTGTTGCAAAAAGCGATGTTTATGTTAAAATGAGAAAAGAATGGAGGGCAAAAGAAAATGACAGAGTTAATTGCTAAAGAAGACCCAAGGTATTTTTCACAAACTTCTGATGGTTCTTATGACCGACATCATTATCGAATAGTTTGTCAAAACAAATCTTTTGTGGTAGAATCTTGGGATGAGGTTCAAGAATATTGGTGGAACAACTGTCATTCACCTTGGTTTGAAGGAACAGTTGTTCACGTTATTGATAAACCAAAACCAAAGAAACAATCTAAAGGTTTTAAATGAATTTATTAGTCGCAGGAAGAATCACAGGGTCGGTGTTGATTATTTGTGCGTATTTTGTTATACTACATGTATCTACCTTTTACGGTGCAATAATGCACATTATTGCTGATATCATTTGCATTCCCTTTTATGTTCAAAACAAACAGTGGGATGTTGCAATTATGTTAGCATTTTTGATGAGCATAGCAATTAGCAAAGTTGCAATTTTATTATGAGTGATTTTATATGGGTTGAAAAATATAGACCCACTACAATTGATGAGTGTATTCTACCAAAGAGTATCAAACAAACTTTTCAAGATTTTGTTGATAGAGGAGAGATACCAAATATGTTATTGTCAGGTCCACCAGGCATCGGTAAGACCACAGTAGCAAAAGCATTGTGTAATCAATTAGGAGCAGATTACTATGTCATTAATGGATCGGATGAAGGAAGGTTTCTTGACACTGTTCGGACGAACGCAAAGAACTTCGCATCTACCGTCTCTCTTACAAGCGAGTCAAAACATAAAGTCATTATCATTGACGAAGCAGACAATACCACTTCCGATGTACAGCTCCTTCTCAGAGCGTCTATTGAGGAGTTCTCCAAAAACTGCAGGTTTATCTTTACGTGTAATTACAAAAACAAAATTATCGACCCTTTACATAGTAGGTGTACTGTTGTTGATTTCTCGATTAATAAAAAAGACAAACCAACAATAGCAACACAATTCTTTTCAAGATTAACTAATATTTTAGAACAGGAAAAGATTGATACAGATAAGAAAGTTGTAGCACAATTAATAAATCAACATTTTCCAGATTGGAGAAGAGTTTTAAATGAGTGTCAGAGATATTCTGTAAGTGGTAAGATAGATAGTGGTATATTAGCAGTTTTTTCGGATGTTGCTGTAAATGACCTTATCAAGAATCTTAAACAAAAAAACTTTTCGGAAGTTCGTAAATGGGTTGTCGCAAACTTGGATAATGACACTTCTGTTCTATTGCGTCGTATTTACGATAGTCTATATGATTCATTGGAGCACAGAAGTATCCCTGCGGCTGTCCTTATTCTGGCAAAATATCAATTCCAGATAGCATTTGTCGCAGACCAAGAAATCAATCTTATTGCTTGCTTAACAGAAATTATGGTGGAGTGTGAATTTAAATGATTAAATCTTTTGGTTTATTAATTTTAAGATTATCAATCGGAACGATGTTGATACATCACGGATATGAAAAAACAGCAGATATAGAAAATTTTGCAAATGCATTTGTAAGACCTCTTGGATTACCATTCCCAATATTCTTATCTTACATCGCTGCCTACTCTGAAATATATGGTAGTTGGTTAATAATTTTTGGATTGCTTACAAGACTTGGTGCATTATCTATTGTTGGAACAATATCAGTTGCAATATATCACGCAGTTGCTACATCAGGTTTTAATATCTACTTATTAGAACTTCTAATTTTATATTTTGGTGGAGCATTTTGTGTTTTATGTTATGGTGGAGGAGACTTTGCACTTGATAGATTTTTAAGAAAGTTTAGAATAAAATTTAAAAGACCACATTTACCATTTGAATGATTGACTTAATATACAATCTTTGTTATAATAAAATTATTATTAATTAAAAATGACCGTTAAATTAATTCGTATGTGGTCTGGTGAAGATGTTATTGCAGACATCGTTGAAGAGTCTACAGATTCAATATTAATCACAGACCCGATTGTGGCAGTACCGTCACCTCAACAAGGAAATATTGCATTTGCTCCTTGGTCTCCTTTACTTCAAAAGGATAAAATTGAAATTACTAAAAAATATGTAGTTTACATTGGAGACCCTCAAGAAGAAATCATCGAACAATATAAATCGATGTTTGGTAAAATATCAACTCCAACTAAAAAATTAATTTTATAATGACTAAATCAACTTTTGCTAAAACTAAAGCACAAATCAAATCATATCAATATTATTTGTTCTGGGGTGCTTGCACCGTTGCTGTAATGGCAGGACAAATCTTTGTTGGTGCAGGATATCAATCAATGTCACAATCAGTAAAAGACCTTACTGAATTAATTGAAATTCAAATGGAATGGGATGAATTAGATAGACGACGTACAGGTCAATCACCTTACAAGATGATGGTAGATCCTGATGATTATATCATTTGGGAATCAATTGATTAATGTCTCTAAAATCTTTTAAAACACCACTTCGTTATCCTGGTGGCAAGTCTCGTGCTTGCAAAAAGATGGAACCGTTCTTTCCAGACCTGAGAGATTATGATGTATACTACGAACCATTTTTAGGTGGTGGTAGTGTTGCATTACATATTACAAAAAAGTATCCAAAACTTAAGATTGTAGTTAATGATTTGTATGAACCATTGTACAATTTCTGGTTACAACTTCAAGTCAATGGAGATTATGTACATAGTGAATTACAACAATTAAAATCTAGATTTCCTGATCGTGGTTCTGCAAGAGGATTGTTTGAAGATGCAAAAGAAAAATTATATGACCTTGATATTACAGATAAAGACCGTGCTGTTTGTTTTTATATCATAAACAAATGTTCATTTAGTGGTCTTACAGAATCATCATCATTTTCAGAACAAGCGAGTGATGCAAACTTTTCAATGAGAGGTATTAATAAGTTACCAGTTTATAGTAAGTTAATTAAAGATTGGTATATCACGAACGTTGATTATCGTCATTTGTTAGGAGATGGAGAAAAAACATTCGTATACCTTGATCCACCATACGATATCAAAGATAATTTGTATGGTAAAAAGGGTTCTATACATAAAAAGTTTGACCATGATGATTTTGCAAAAAATTGTGAAATATATAATTCAGAGATGCTTATAAGTTACAATTCAGATCAATTAGTTAAAGATCGATTTAAGGATTGGAATTGTGCTGAATTTGATTTGACATATACTATGCGTTCAGTCGGAGAGTATATGAGAAATCAAAAAACAAGAAAAGAGTTACTTCTCTTCAATTATAACACAGGAGTTTTTTAATGGACAAGAGACCATCAGACATGTATCAAGACATGAAGAAACTTAATATGCTCTACGAAGAGATGTGTTGGGATAACGATGATATCATAGAATTTTATCCTGATTATGATAGTAATACAATAATCATCCGAAATAAAACTATGGATGAGGAAATGGTGAACGGTTAAATGTCAGAATTTATCCAACGTCATATCGGACCATCAGAATCAGAACAACGCAAGATGCTTGCTGATCTTGGTCTATCAACTATAGATGAATTAGTTAGAGAGATTGTACCTGATTCAATTTTACTTCGTGGTGATAGTAAATTACCAGAAGGATGTAGTGAGCAACAGGCACTCACAGAATTAAAAGATATTGCAAGTCATAATATTGTTAAAAGAAGTTTGATTGGTCAAGGATATTATGGAACAACCACACCACCAGTAATTCAAAGAAATGTATTTGAAAATCCTGCATGGTATACATCTTATACACCATATCAGGCAGAGATATCACAAGGAAGATTAGAAGCGTTATTTAATTATCAAACACTCATCACAGAACTTACTGGACTTCCAGTTGCAAATGCATCATTGTTAGATGAAGGAACTGCAGCTGCAGAGGCAATGTTACTTGCACATAGTCAAAGTAAGAAAAAAGATTTCATAGTTGACGATAAATTATTTCCGCAAACATTAGAAGTATTACAAACTAGAGCGAAACCATTAGGTATCAATATAATTAAAATTGATTTTGATAGTTCAATACCAATCGCTTTTTTTACCGATGCTTTTGGAGTTATTGTACAACTACCAAATAGTCATGGTAATTTAAGACATCGAAGTGGATTATTAAGATTAGCAGAAGTTTGTAAATGTATGAAGATTGCGATTGTTGATCCACTTGCACAGGTTCTTATGCAACCTGTAGGTGAAATGGGTTTCGATATTGCAGTTGGTAGTATGCAGAGATTTGGTGTGCCAATGGGATTTGGCGGACCACACGCAGCTTTCTTCGCAACAACAGACAAATATAAAAGAAAAATACCTGGTAGGATAGTAGGACAGTCTGTAGACGCTCAAGGTAACAAAGCACTACGATTAGCACTACAGACTAGAGAACAGCATATAAGACGAGATAAGGCAACATCTAACATTTGTACTGCACAAGCTTTACTAGCAAATATGGCAGGATTTTACGCTGCGTA